ATAGAAGTTTGTTGTGCTTGATGGGGCTGAAGCAACTACGTTAACAGTTTCAGCAGAATCTAGCAACACAGTAGCCAATATGCTGGATGATCCATTAAATGTTTGTGTGCCTGTCCAAGTATTTGCCGATCCTGTTGGAGCCAATCCACTATAGCCACTGAACCCCGAATACCCTGACACGCCTGATCCGCTATAGCCACTGTAGCCTGATATACCTGACGCACCAACTGCACCCGAATAGCCACTATAGCCAGATGTCCCTATGCCAGAATAGCCACTATAGCCAGATGTGCCCAATCCTTTTATATTTCCATTGGTGTCTGTCGTTCCATCAGTTGACCATGTATCGCCAACTTGCAATGTGACTTTTGCAATGTTTCTTAATGTACCAGAATTGTTCAATGTGACTGTGATTGTCACTGGTGCAGTATCACCATTTTCAATGTAAATGGTTTTGATCAATCTGCGAGTGGATGCAGCTGGTGAAGCCACCATGGTCACTTGAGTTGTGCCATTCAATGCGCCATCGCTTGAACCCTCAACAAAAGTTGTTCCATTGTCATCAGAATATGCAGTCACAAAAGATGGGTTTGTGGTGGCTGCAGCACCAGACATTTGGACTGTGATTGATTTGCTGGTTGTATCTAAAACTAACATGATTTACCCTTATCTTGAAATGAACCATGAAAATGCTTGAGCATTTGCACCAGCTCCTGAATATCCACTATAACCTGAATATCCTGAAATTCCTGATCCTGAATATCCACTAAATCCTGAATACCCTGAAACGCCAGAACCACTATATCCAGAAATACCAGAATATCCACTATAACCTGACGTACCAACTGCTCCAGAAAGTGAAACAGTCCAATTGCTAAATGATGCACCACCATTTACATATGTCACGTTTACAGTCAATGAAATGCCCGAATATGATGTAATCAATCCTTCCATGTATTGGCTTGGGACTGATGTGGCATATACCCTGACATATTGGCCAACTGCAAATGCGGTCACACTTGCATCTAAATTGGTTGTAAATGATTTGCTACCAACTCCAATTGAATTGGAGCCTGTAGCAGTTAATCCAGAATATCCCAATCCAGAATATCCACTAATGCCTGAGTATCCAGAATAGCCTGATGTACCAGACTGGCCAACTGCGCCAGAATACCCACTAAAGCCACTATATCCAGAAACACCACTGCCTGAGTATCCAGAATATCCGCTGATGCCACTAAAGCCAGAATATCCAGAAACGCCTGATCCACTGTATCCTGAAAATCCAGAATATCCTGATGTACCAACTGCACCAGAATAACCGCTGAATCCACTGTATCCAGACACGCCAGAGCCTGAATATCCACTGTATCCGCTGATGCCACTAAATCCACTATACCCAGACACACCAGAGCCTGAATAACCACTGTATCCGCTGATGCCACTGAATCCAGAATATCCAGATGTACCTGATCCTGAATAACCACTGAATCCAGAATATCCAGAAACACCGCTGCCTGAATATCCTGAATATCCAGAAATGCCTGATCCACTAAATCCTGAATATCCACTGATGCCAGAATATCCGCTAAACCCAGAAATGCCGCTGCTGCCTGGTGGGCCAACTATTTCACCAACATTGTTCCAAACAGTACCAGTCCAAATATATAGATCACCATTTGAATCAACAATGTATGCATCGTTGGGCAGATTTCCCACCGCTGGCAAATCAGCTGGAGTGGCCACAGAGCCTTTGATATTGATCGATGTACCTTGTTGGCCAGAATAGCCCGAAAAACCACTGTATCCGCTTATTCCTGATCCAGAATATCCACTAATGCCTGAATATCCAGAATATCCTGATGCACCTTGTGTTCCAGTGGCTCCAGAAATGCCTGAATATCCAGAATAACCTGATGTGCCTTGAGGCCCAGTGGCACCAGAAAATCCGCTTGTGCCACTAAATCCAGAATATCCAGATATACCTGATCCAGAATATCCGCTAAAGCCAGAATATCCAGATGTGCCTGAAATTCCAACTCCAGAATATCCACTAAATCCAGAAAATCCTGACGTGCCTTGTGCGCCAGTGGCTCCAGAGATTCCACTAAATCCTGAATATCCAGAAACACCGCTGCCTGAATACCCACTAAATCCTGAATATCCTGATGTGCCAGAAATGCCAACACCAGAATATCCACTGATGCCTGAAAATCCAGAATATCCAGATAAACCCTGTGGCCCAGCTTGACCAGAATATCCAGAGTATCCAGAAGTGCCTGATCCAGAATATCCACTATATCCAGAAACACCGCTTCCTGAATAGCCAGAATATCCTGATTGCCCACTAAACCCTGATTGACCTGAATATCCACTATATCCAGAAATGCCACTATATCCAGAATATCCTAATCCAGAATAACCAGAATATCCGCTATATCCTGAAATACCTGAACCGCTATAACCTGAATATCCACTATATCCAGAATATCCGCTAAATCCTGAAACACCAAAACTTGATTTGTTTACATTGATGATTTGTGCAGCTGGTGGTGTGACCTGAATATTGACATTGTTGTCATTGATAACTGTGACTTTTGTACTCATGTTTACTCCACCACAATGCCATCAGACCGCACAATGAAGAATAAAAAGACAATGATGTCTTCAGCTGGGGTCGATCCATTGGCTGGAAAACTGATCTTAATTCGGCCTGAATAGCCAATGCCATTGGGGTCTGCAATGTCCAAGCCTGGATCAGTGGCCATCAGCCCCCAAGCACTGTCATCGATCACCAAAGTGAATGAGCCACCAGTTGTGTTGATGTTGGTGACTGTCAGTGTAATGGGTGTTGGTGTTGGAGTGTAATCGCCAATGGTAAATGTTAAACCATTCCTGGTGTCAATCACATTGGTCAAAACTCTGCGAATGATTTGGGCATCGATGGTGGCACCAGTTAATGGCAAAACACCAGCATCGTTGGTCATAAAGAGATTCCAGAATGCTTTCTGCTCCCAGACCAATTCGCCAGACAAAATCGGATTGTCAAACCCAGATACTTGGGTCAATGAATTTTTATTAAAGACTGCCATCTTGTTCCCTTACTAGGTAGTGACGCTGCCAATGTCCTCACTGGCCCCGAATGTTTTGTCTTGTTTTGAATATTTTAACCAATAATTGATTTTTTACAATGAATTTTTATTAAAGACTGCCATCTTGTTCCCTTACTAGGTAGTGACGCTGCCAATGTCCTCACTGGCCCCGAATGTTTTGTCTTGTTTTGAATATTTTAACCAATAATTGATCTTTTACAATCAATTTGTTGTCGGTGGAATTGGCCAAACCACATTAAATGGAAACCCTGATTGTGTTGGTACATCTCTCAATGATTGTCTGTAAGTTTGCCATTGCTGATAAACAGTAGGTCCAAGCCTATTTGGAGCCGATGCAACATCAGTCCAATCGGATTGTGATAAAAAATCATCTCTTTGCATCCTTACTTTGTAAGCACCTAAGTTTTGATTTTGAACCCATTGTTTTGTTGAATAATCAAAAATTGAATATTGATCTGGTCTTGGTGGAAGATTTGCCACTTGCCCATTATCAACATAAAAATCCCAAATATTTACTGGTGGAATATCAACTTGTAAAATTGAACATCCTGTTGGCACTGGTTGATATTGAAACAAATCTTCTGGGCATTGCACCATGCCTTTAATTTGTCCTTCATTTGTGTAAAAAATGTAATTCATCTCATTGCACCTTGCAAAATCAAAACCACATCATAATAAGAGCCACTAGCTGCACCACCATATATGGTAACTGGAACTCCAGCAGAGGCATTGTAAACACCAATAGAAACCAATTGATTTCCAGCAGTATTCAAATTTGCATTATAAATTCTGTTGATCCAGACAAAAGTTGATCCAACATAATAACCAATACCAGCATCTGTTGATGGGAATGGTCCAACTGCGCTTGGATCAGCCACAATACTCATCCAAATATTAACTGGGCCAGCATAAGGCAATGTAATTGTTGCATTTATTGCATTTGTCAATGTTCCAGTTGTTGTGACTGGAATGGTAACTTGATTCAAATTGATATTGGCAGTATTGATCAATGCACCATTAACATACATGGATGAACCATTAAATGTTAAATTGGTTGATGAATTTCCAAAAGAAAATAAACCAGTTGAATATAAAACACCGCCTGATCCAGTCATTGTTGTGCCAGATATTGCAGCCGTATTGGCTTGTAATGTGCCAGATACAGTTAAACTGCCAGTGTTTGTGGACACTGCCGACAATGCACCGACTTTTAAACTAGAAATATATGGTGTTGACCAAACTGTGTTGCCAGTTGATGGATCATAAATACCATCGGCCTGATACAGTGAATTTGTGCTTGATGGGCTTGGATCACTGCCAGACCATGTGGCTGCAAATCCCCATGTTGTTGTGGATTGTGAGCTGCTTGGAAATGATGTGCTGCCACTGGTTGTGATATTTCCAGATGTTGGAGTTGGATTGCTTGCCACTCGAGCATAAGTCACTCTGGCTGATGTTCCATTGGCTCCAGCATATCCAGCAGTGACGATGCTGGCCGTTCCCCAATTGATTGATGTGGTAGTTGCCGTTGCTGAATCAGTCAATGGCACTGTTGCTGAATAAAGTGTATATCCAGACGATGGTGACGTTGTAATTGTGGTGGCCCATCCTGTTGGTGCAGTATATGCACCAGTTGACCATGTATATGTTGATGTGCCTGAAATACTAGGTGTGGACAATGCCCATTGATAAACTGTTGGTCTTGCCGTTTGAACACCATTTACCGCAGTACCATTTTGGCCAGCAACATATGTTGAAAATCCACTAGACCAATTGACTGAAGTTGTTGTGGCTGATGCCGTGTCAGTGACTTGAATTGATGCCACCCAAAGTTGCAATCCAGATGTGCCAGGATTTGTTGGCACTGTAGTTTGCCATCCATTTCCACCTGTGTAACTTGAATTTGCTCCAGTGGCCCATGTATATGTAGATGTGCCTGATGGATTGCCTGGTGTTGTCGATGTCCATTGATATAAAAATGCAGTGGCATATTTATTGGCGGCAACCCCAGAAATCCCAGAAAAGCCACTATACCCACTGCTCCCCGACAAACCACTGAAACCAGAATACCCTGACGCCCCCGACGCCCCACTGGCCCCAGACATACCCACTGGTGCCCAAACAAATCCAGCACTGATTGGACTGAGTGCTGACAAACTGGTCCCACTGCCAACTGTGTATGCAAAATAATAAGTCCCAGCTGGCAGCACCACGTCAACAAACGTATAGTATGAATTGTTTGGCACTGGCAAACTGTTTGCCGTTTGCACATTGGCCCAAACTTTCCAATCCGATCCTGATGGTGTGGCCACTGTTGTATAGTACAAAGTGCCGTTTGTGACTCTACCAGTCACTGGTACAAACACTTGCACATTGAAATATGGCACACTGGCCGTTTCATAATGAGCCGTCACTGTTGGTGCAGCCAATGAGCTGAAAAATGTTGGTGCAGCCAATCCACTGTGGCTTGTTGGTGCATATGCAGTAATGCTTGATGTTGCATAAACATTGGGGTCATATTGCATCATTTGGAATGATGCCCCAAGTGATCCATCAGGCAGCGATACTTCCTTGACTTGCATCACTCTGAATTGTTGGTTTGTCCAGCCATAGTAACTGTTGGTCACTGTTACCACATCACCAGCGTTGACTTGAATGCCAGTGTAATTGGTGGAAAAACTTACAATCAAATCAAGCCTGTTTTGCTCTAGCACTCGATTGGCCAAGTATTGAGCCGTCACGCTGCTATTGATCAAATCATATGAAATGGTGAATTTATTGACTGGCTCATTTGGCAGCAGCAATCCTGATGGAGTTTGCAGATTTACATAACCTGGTTGATCTCGATTGCCAGAATCAATAAATCTTGCTTCAATCTGATTGACCATTTGAGTCAAATCCAACTCACTGACTGTGATGTCTGAAATGATGTTTGTATCATCAAATGAGAATGTCGGTGAAATGGCTTTGTTGACCACCACTGTCCAAAGTCCTGTGGCCACTTGATAAGACTGCCATGAATCGCAACAATTCATCATCAAATCGATGTTTGACAATGCAGTCTGGCCAGTGTCCAAAACACCATTGAATCTGTATCTTGCGATCGATGCTGATCCTCCACCAGCTGGTGTGTAAGTAATCAATTCATCAGAATATGCATTCAATGCAGTGGCTGATGCAGAGCTGACAAATTCACTTGGAACTGCTGCACCATAAACTGTGTTTGTCATGTAGTCATACCAAACATCGCCTGGCTTGGCACATCCAGTGCCATTCAAATAATGGCTTACATGAAATGTCACTGGCTGCAGCGCAGTTGTTCCAAGTGAATTTTCGTTATAAACCAGCTGCACAATGGCAAATGCAGTGCCGTTCATTTGTCGGCCACTGCTAACCCATTCCTGCCCTGATGGAATGCCATTGGCCGTACTCATCACCGCTGATGGCTGATTTGATGTGTTGATGGGTGTGATCGTTCCAGTTTGTGATGATGTGTACAAACTGATGTACAAGTGACCGCTGATCGATGTATCCACATTGCCAGCTTGGTCTGTCAAACTGACCACTTTTGTCAAATCAGTGGTATCAAATGTGATGATTTGATCTTGATAATAAAAATTGCTGGTGTCAAATGAAAACTGGCCATTGGGACTTATGCAGCTGATCACCATCACATAATACATTGACTTTTGATCTGTGGTTAGTACCGCATCACAGAATCGGCCACCAGTGTATGCATCACCATATACCAATGGAATGCCAGCCGTTGGATCAGGTGGCACTTGCTGCCTAATGTTATTTTGCTGGGATTGTGGAATATTGGGGGCAAAAAGCCTCGATGCCACAATCGACACTGCAAAAGTGACCGCCATTTGCATGGCCCCAGCATATGTCAAAAACTCCAATTCATATGCACCAGTGACAATCGCTGCTGCAGTGAAGATAAAACTCAGTAATGACATTTTTAAACCTTAATTGTTTTGAGTTGATCCAAATGTCACCAATGGCACTGGATTGCTCGATGTCGATCCAATTACTTTGGATGCACTGCCATTTGTTGGCTGAGTGCCAAAATTGAAATAAGTTGATGCAATGACTGGCACTCGATCCATGCTTGAATCATTAGGATATAAAAACCTCCAATTGGATGGATTTGTTTTAATGCCAGCAATCCTCGAGTCCAGTACCAATCGCATCGATGCTGATGAAATCACGCACGTTGCCACTCGAGTCCTGGCTCTTTGATCAAATTTTTCTGAGATGGCAATGTTGTTGATAATGCCTTGGTATCTCTGGAAAAACTGCTGCACACCGCCAATGGTTTGAATTTGATTGTTTGAATCAAGAAACCCACGCCATACAATTATTTGGCTGCCTTTCATATTGGATGCCAATACTGCTGCAATGATGTCTGGATTGAGTCCAGTGACTGTCAATTTC